CGCTCGGGGTTGGGAAGGCCGATCACCCCTAGCCCTTCATCATCCAGAACGCCCCGGCGTGACGGGAAACACCGCTCAGCGCCGGGCTGGCGAACAGGTCGCTAGCGATACGATCCACTTGCGTGCGCGAGACATGAATGCCGGGGAACAAGATCGTGTCGCCATCGGCCCCGCCGAGCAGATATGATGCCAGAAGATATTGCTCGTTGTAGAACCGGCCAAGCCATTCCGGCGGGTAGTCCTCAGGCAGAAAGATATCGTGAACCCCGTAGATCACGCCAGCCGGGAGAGCCGGTAGCATCTCGGTAAAGAATACGGTCACGTCCGAATTCTGGAATGAGCGATGGCTGTTGTCGATATAGACGACGTCGTCGGGCTGGAGCAGCGCGAGGTGCTTTGAGAGGTCCACGTCCTCTACGGGCAGCCGGATCACTTCATCGCACAGGCTGTCGATGACGGCGCGCGGGTGCGGGTCAATCGAAATAACGCGCGTTGCCAGCCCATGATCGCGAATGGCCTTCGCAACGAATTTCGTGCTGTTGCCAGAGCCGACCTCAAAATAGGTTTTCGGTTTCACGGTCGATAGCAGGGCGTAAAGCAGCATCCCATCAAGGCCGGGGATCATGCCATTGTTCCAGAACGGATCGCGGCCTTCAGGATCGCCGTCCAAGGGGATGCTCTCAAAGGCGGGGACGCTCTCAACCATCCTCGAAAGCCAAAGCTCCGTATTGGCCTTGTCGCGCTCGATCATGCCGAGGATGCGCTTGCCACCCGCCGTAGCGGCGAAATCACGGACGCGCGGTGCATAGCCGTATTCCGTAACGATTGCCCGCCCTTCGGCTTGCGCGGCTAGCAATGTTGCTGCGTCGGTCACGATCTATCTCCCAAAGAAACTGGTTCCCGCGCTAGGATTCGAACCCAGATACTGGCGACCAAAACGCCATGTCCTACCGTTAGACGACGCGGGAGCGTCTAACGCTGTCGTTGGCAATCAGGGTCACAAGCAAACACGAGGGCGTCCATATCGGTTGGAAAGTGACTTGGCGAGGGGCGGGTGCCGTCTTTCCGGCTGTCAGACCCACGTTACCGAACGCGATAACACCGTTTCCGGTGGCCGGACTTGAACCGGCGCTACACTTGATCTCGGTCAGCGATCCGGAATTGCACCGGCCTCGGTCGGACGCCCATCGGGCGAAATTTTGCGCGGGTCGGCGCGCAACTGCCGACTTTCAAGCGGGGCCGCCGGATGCGATACCAGCGGTTCTTCGCTCAGCAACCGCATGTGCCGCCGCGCATGAAGAAATTACACCCCTCGGGATTCCTCGGCAAGCCCTGAAACGACAAAAAAGGCCCACCCTCCGGTTAAGGAGAGCGGGCCTCGTTGGGGGTCGTCAACAGAACAGGCGGAAGGCCAGTTCAGTCTATCGCGCCGGGGAACGCGATTCCGCCGCAAGCATTTCCGCCCGCAATTTCGCACGACTTTCATCCAGCTCGATTTCATTAATCCGAAGTATCATGGCGCGATAAACCGTCTCTGACATGGCGAGGGTTCTGGTCTGCCCGCCGTCCTCGGCAACCGTGATGTAGCGCTGGCCATGCTTCTTGCCGAACACGATGCACGACGCGACGGGCTCAGTCACAATCGCATCTCCACATGAGGACCGAGTATTCGCCGTGGTGGCTTTCCTCAAGCCCGGGAACGACCATCCACCCCTCGCGCATCATATCGCTTATCAGGTGAAATTTTACGTATCGAAAATTTCCGAAGGCTCGCGCTACGCTCATGCTGCCAAATCCCTTGCGGTGCGGATCGACGGGCGAATGTTGACCTGAACGCGGCCTATCGGGCCGTCAGCGGCATGGAACGTGCGCGAGCCCATGGAGCGGCCAGCCCAGTAACCCTGTCCCGCGTTGTAGGCATCCCGAGGCGCTGGCGTCTGCATGACCTCCCATGTCATGCCCGAATCCTCGCCGCCATGGCGGGCGTGGTGGAAGTGCCCGAAGAACATATGGCGGTAGGTGGTCGCGCCCCAGTCTATCGCGCAATGTGACGCCATGATACCTGGGGCTTTGATTGGCTTGGCGAGATGCCCGTGATGCGCCCCGAGAAGATTAACTCCGAAGCGGGCGAACCAATAGGGCGATGGGTCCATATCCACAGCGACCCGCTCGCGCCCGTCGAAGAATGCCGACATGGCGACAGCAAGAGCGACGGCGGAATGCTCATCGTGGTTGCCGGGGAGGACGCGAACCTCTACAATCTCATGCTTCGCCGCAGCCATTTCGATCAACTGTCGAATGAGCAGCGCCGCCGCTGTTAGAACCTTCTGGTATCGGGTGTCCACGTCGAGAACATGCCCGCTGCGCATCGTCCGGTTTTCGGAGTTGTCGGCATGGAGCAGATCGCCCAGCCCGAGAATGACGCAGCGCCGGGAATTTGGCGAGCGATGGATAAGCTCCCCGAACGTCTTGCGGATCATCTCGACGGCGGTAACGAGGTCGTAATCCTCGCCGGTCTCCTTGCCCCACGCGAACATGCCGATATGCAGATCGGCCAGCGGGTAGATCGTAAGCGTGTCGGCATCGGATTGACTTGGCGGGGCTGGCAGGCGGGCAAACCCGCGATAGGCTTCAAACGCCACCTTGGCCGCGTCAATCACAGCCTCCGGTGAATTGTCAGGTGCGGTCCTGATCCATTCCCGCTCAACCCTGCCGTCTGCCGAGACCTGTGAAGTCACCTTGCCGACACGGCGGTCCCCGGGATCAAAATCGTGCTCTGCCGCTGGTTTCTGGCGAACGGTCTGCCGAACCGTATTGCCGGCGTTGTCAAGGAGCGTGGTGACGCTTCCAACCTCAAAGCCGGGCATTACAGGGTTGAAGCCTGAAAGCCCTTGGCGGGCTTCCCTGCGGGCCTTGCGCTCGTTGTAGGAGAGCGGCTTGCGTTTCCCCTGCCAGCCGGCGGGAATGCCACCCGGCCAACGGTCAAGCCGGGCTGCTGCGGAAAGCAATCTCTGCTGCAATGAGGTTGGGGATATCCCGAGGGCTTTAGCCGCCTCGCTATGCGCGGATCGCTCCAGAGACCCACGGCGCGGGGGCCATGACGCGCCCTCCTCGATAGCCCTTTCTACGGCCTCAACCGAGGCGATCAGAACATCGTCAGCCAGTGGCGGCGTTGGGTGTCGCATTCAGGCTCCTACGATACAGGCGAGCGCTATCGTCAGCATGAGGAATGCTGCTAGCCGGACTGGAATGAGGGGATCGTCGCGTTCGTCAGGCGGGGGAGAGCAGAACGAGTGCCGGAACACGGCGCTACTTGAACAGCGCCTTGAGCGCGGCAGAGATGCCGCCGGTCTTGAACTCGAAATAGGCGGCAATCATGGCGCCTATGATGAGCCCGCCACTGCGCATGACGCGATAGCAGAACGCGACCACCTTGCCCGTCGCCTCGAATGCGAGCCACAGCTTCGCCATGTCCTGCACGGCGCGGGCCTCGGCTGGCGTTAGGAGAACCTTGTCATTCGGTTCAGCCGAGGCGATCTGTTGAGCGACCGCCGTGGTGTCTTTCTGCTGGCTCATTTCCGGCACGCCTCGTCTTTCATGCACTGCTTATTGTTGGACGAGATGATCGGCCCGGCGGTCTTGTCCTGCGATGCGAGGCGCGCGGCATTCGGATCAGAGAAGATCGTTTTCTGGTAGCCGCTACCGTTCGTCGCAGTGGTGGTCTGGCAAGCCGCTGTCCCGCATGAAAGCAAGGCAGCGATCCCGAGCCGGGAGAGTGCGGAAAGCCTCATTGTTCTTCTCCATTTCAACGATGCGTTTGCCAGCGGCGATGATTGCAGCCTGACGTTCCTGCGCCTTGCCGTCCGATACGCCGACACGGTGAGCGATGAGCCATGTCCCCTGATAGGTGAGGAACGCGAGGGCAACGCCAGCCGCGAGGCCCTGCCAGTTGCGCAGCGCCCATGCGAGGGCGGTCATACCGCAGCCTCCACAAGCCCGAGGGCTTCATCGTGCTCCTTGGCCTTTCGGTTGCTCCACCAGCGCCAGACAAGCCCGCCAATCGTGACGGCGGCGATGACAAGCGAAAGAACGACGACGATGTTTGCCGCCCATCCGCTGGAATAGGAGACCGGCTCAAGAGCGTCCCGCGTCTCGGCAAGCACGCCACCAGCGGCAACGCCGCCAACCGTCGCCGTATCCGCCGAGGTCGTCGTCGGGCGCGGCTTGGCATCCTCGATGACGGCCTTGCCTTCGCCGTCCTTGATCGGGATCACGGCAGGACCGATAGAGCCTGACGCCCAAGCCTGCCCGCGCTTGCGCACGTCAGCGACACGACGGGTCCAGCCCCTGCCGAACGTGTTAAATGTGTCGAGCGCCCGAAGGAACTTCATCCGCTGATCGCAGATCGAGCTGATGAGCAGATCAGGATCGCCATGGGCTTCAAGCGCGGCCAAGGTTACGCTGCCGATTGCGCCGTCAGCCCGAACGCCAAGCGCCCGCTGTAGCCACTTGATCGACTGCGAAGGGCCGGAGTTAACCGCGCCGTCATAGACGACATAGCCGACGCCCGCCGGCATTTCATCACCCCGGATCGCGTCCCAATATTGCTTCCGATAGATGGTGTGCAACTCGGCATTCGTGATCTGCCTGACAGGCTGGCGAGAGACGCCAAGCCGGTCGCGGTAGCCGTCATAGACCCGCTGCGTTACGCCCTTCATGGTCGCGCCGCCGGGGTCTTTCGGATGGTTCACATAGCCGCCCTCATGGACGAGAACGACCGGGAAGGCCCTATCGAATTCGGATTTCATGATGCGCCCTCGGGAGCCCATAGGCAGGGCTTTTTGCCGGTTGGAGTGATGAGATTGCCCTTGCCGAGCTCGTTCCGGCAGATGTGGAACCGCCCATCGGGTGAAGGTCGCGCATCGCCATAGGGGACCGTCACGCGCTCCTTGATCAGGAACCAGCCGTCAGGCGTGGCTTGGACCTCAGAGCGCGGGACGGGAACGGGGAAACAATCGACTTCCGAACAGCATTCCGGTGGGTAGAAAGAATGCCCCCACGCAGCCGTCATCATCCCCGCGAGAGCGAGGGCCGTCAGTGCTGTTCTCATGATGACCTCAAGCCGTGGAGCGCGTGCGGAAGTTGGCCACGCGGATTGTGCGAGTGCCCGCATAGCCGTTGCCGATCTCGTAGCGCGTAGCACCGCCGTTATAGGCCACGCCGATCTGGCTTGCGCCGGGGGCGCCGGCCACGAAGGACGCGGAGCCGCCAATTTTGGTCACGTTCCCACCGCCGACATGGTAAAGCGCGCCGTCGCCGTTCGCGTCGTCGTTAAGCATTAGGAAGCCGCCGCCGGAATGAAGGAGCGATGTCGCGCCAGAAGCAATCGACAGGGCTGCTCCTGATGTCACGTCAAGCGACCATGACGTGCCCGGATTGTGCCGAGCACTCAGAGCGTTCACGTCCTGCACAGGCCGATCCATTGCCGAGGTGTTGAAGTCCCCCGAGACAGAGCCTCGGAAGGCGACCCCCGGCGCGACTTTCAGGCTCGTAATCGCCGTTGTCGGGTTGATGTCGTAAGCGCCATTTCCGTCAAACGACGCAGGCGGGGACACCTCTACAACCGCCGCAGCATCGCGGATCACAACGCCGCTGGCCACGTTGTTGTAGATCTTGGCACTCACCATGATGCGGGCGCCATTGGCGTTGACGATGTCAATCGCGTTGCCCGTGCCTTGCGTCGAAGAAATCCAGCCACGGAAAAAGAACTGAGCGGTTGACGCGAGGGCCTGATCGACCTTGGCGCCGCAGTCGCCGCAGCTGTCGATCACGCAATCCTGAGCCATGAACAGCTCACGGTTGATCGCCGACTGAAGCGTATTGTCGATCAGGATGCCGAGGTCTGCTTCAGCCGCATCGACGCGCCCGAGATAGATGCCGCCCGTGCCGCCGCCGAGGTGGAAGTCATGCGTGCCGAACCGCAACTTGCGATTGCCGCCAATGTAGGCTTCCTGCCCGAACGAGCCGTCCGCGTTGCCCCGAAAGGCGACGTGCTTGGCCAACGCAAAGCTCTGCCCGCCCCAGACGCGCGGGTTGAAGAACCGGTCAAGAAACAGACCGCCCCACAGCCGGTTGCCAACCCCGAGCGGGTCAACAAGCGTGTCGTCGCCGTAATAAACGCCCTCCTCGATATAGCCGTAGGTTAGCCGCGCATTGACCGTCCAGCCGCCGGTTTTGATCGCCGTCGAATAGAACAGGAGATCGCGCAATATGGGTTGGACGATTGCAATCGAGCCGTCCCCAACCTCGACAAGATCGCTGCCCAAATCCGTGATGTTGAAGAGAATTTGTGTCCTGCGGCCTTGCCCTTCGATAATCGCGCGGCTCTGGTGGTGCAGGAGCTTGCTGTTCATGCGGAACGTGCCCGGCGGCAGGATCAGCTTTCGGCCAGCCGCAGCAGCGGCAGCGTTGTTGATGACGGTGGCGCAGTCGGCTACGCCCGTGGCGTCGATGTCGAGCGTGCCAAGCTGGATTTCCGGGCCGCGCACCGCGACGGCGGTTCGCGCCTGTTCCGGGGTCAGGTTTGCCGCAGCTGCGCCGGCAGCGAGCATGGTATCCGTGACGCCGCCGGGGCCAATGTTTGCTGCGGCAGCGCCAGCATCAAGCATGGCAGCGGTAACGGTCCCGACAGGGATATTGGCATCGACAATATCTTGGATCGAAGCATTGAGATTGATGCCGCCCTGCCGAAGGGTGTCACCCGTGCCGTCATTCGCGACTGTGCCAACGTTTACGGTATCGGTCATTAGAACGGCCCCCGCTTGATTTCCTGCACAAGAATTGACGAGGTGTAGGAGCCGCCCTGAGAGAAGCTTGCCACGCCGTTCAAGTAATAAGGCTGCGCTGCTGATCCGATTCTGACTGACAAGGTCTTGGCTGTGAGCCCCCAAGACGGCAGTTCAACGCAAAATCCTGCGGTTGTCGGGTAGGTGTTGTTGCTGTAGTTCTGTCCAAGTGCCTTTGCATTCGACGAACCATCGAACAGCATACACATGACGTTGCCGTTGGAACCGGAGACGCCGCCGCCAAGCTGGAGAACCGCCGTTACGCGGATCACGCTGTCGGCGTTTTTGGGGGTGAAGTTGTCGGACCAAACCTCGGTGCCCTCCCCGATCTGGGGGATGGAATTGTCAAAGGCGGGGGTTGCTGCGGTGCCGGTGACAACAGCAGCGCTCGACCAGAATGTTTCTTGACAGACGACCGAGCCAAAGGACGTGCCGAGGTCCGTAATCGCGAGATCATCCTTGCCGGCGAGCGTGCCAAGCCGGGTGCCGCCGACATAGGACGGCGAGACCTTGGCCTCGAATGTCGTCACCGTGCTTTGGAGGGTGGAGACATCCGTGGCGGATGCGGCAGAGAGGTTTGACCGGGCCGCCGCGGCATTCGTTGCCCCCGTGCCACCCGAGGCCACAGGAAGCGCACCGGGGCCTGTCGCAACGCCGGGGTCCAGATCGTCCTCTTCAAAGATCAGGACGCCTGTGGCGGTCTCTACGCGAGCCTTGTAGGTGCCGGTCGGAAGGAAGATGGCAGGCCACCGCCCGGCGCTGTTCGCCACCACGGGCTGCATATGCAGCGACGTGAGATCAGCGTCCTGATAGACGTTGCGCTGGGTCGTGGTGCCCGGCTCGTAAAAGTAGAGCTTGGCGCCGGGATACGGGTCTCCGTTCCCGTCCGCGATCTGCGAACGAGGGAGATTGAACGTGATGGCCATTGGAGGTTTGCCCCATGAAAAAAGCCGCCCGGTGAGGGGCGGCTTGCTGGTGACGTTGGGTCGCTGGTGAAGAGGCTGGCGGCTATCCTGCCGAGCCGAGTTCGTTGCTGATTTTCTTCAAGTCATCTGCTAGGGTAACAAGCGCGGTAATCGTTCCTTGAGCTTCATAGGTGCAGCGAAGTTCGGCGGATAAACCGCCAATCGCGTAACCGAGCATTCTGGAATAATGGCTGGCGCAATCGAGGCGGTCGCGGATTTCAAGCACGTTGGGAACCGGTCTGGCACTTTCCTCTGACATGGTGCGTTCCCCCTTCTGCCCTCATTGGCGGGGCAGTCAGTCAGGAATATGCGAGCGTCGTTTAAGCCGGCTTATGATCTAAGCCACAAGTTGAGGAATCGGGCTTGGTTCGGTGGATCGCTCTTGGCGGACTAACGCTGTTCTTTCTGATCCGTCTCGCTGTATGAGGCGCGAGGGCCGGTAATGGCCTTCATGATCTGGTCTGCGGTCACGTTGACCCCGAGCTTGTCGGAGACCGTGGCGGACAGGTTCCGTGAGGCGATTTGCAGCGCTGAGATGGTGCCAGCGGTTGGCTTCCTCACCGCCGCTTCATAGGCGCGAGACCATTTCGCAGCGCTTGCCGCCGTGGCCGGCTGGGATAGCACGCGGGCCAGAACCGACCCGCCAAGGGCAGTAGCCATGGCCTGAACCGGGTTCGTCACCAGCCCCGCACCGAAAGCCGCCAAGGTGACGTTTTGCGCCGTGCCCGAGGGGTTGCCGTATTTCTTCCCGACCTCAACCATACGGCTGGAAATCGTGGCAATGTCGTCGAGCGATTGTCGGGTGGCCTTGTCGAACAGAATGCCCTTCGCAGGTGTAGATAGCCCACCCCATGCCGTCAGGAAGCGATCCGGGGTTAGTTCGCCATCAGCGTTGCGCCCCATGCGGGCAAGGACAGCCGACCCGACTTCGCGCCAGTCATCGGCGCCGACCGCGTTGCGAGCCTTTGCCAACAATTCGATATTCCCGCGAGCCTTGCCCGAGGCCATGCTGGCGAGACGGTCGAACACGGCTTCCGGTGACGCATCACCCTTCTCGCCAACGATTTTCGCCAATTCTTTGCGGCGGGTGGCGATCTGCGCATTCAAGGTATTGGCCCGCTGGAACAGCGCCGCGCCCCGATCCCCGCCGGCATTCTTGACAGCCGCAGCGAGGTCATCGGACAGCGCACCATAAATGCGCTTCAACTCGCCTTGCGAAATATCCGCCGGCAGATTGCTCGCCTTGAGACGCTCGCCAATCGAGGTGCGAAGCATCTTGAGGCCGTCATAGGTCAGCCCGTCGCCATTTTCGACCGCCTGCTGCACGAGTTTCACCGCGCCGCTTTCATCAGCCATATTGGCCGCGCCGCGCTTCGCGAGAATTTCCCCAGCGACAGCCCTGGTGTTCGTCAGCTCGGTCTTGATCGCCGGATTAACTACGGCATCAACCGCATCATAGGCGCGCTTGGTCACTTCGCGCGATTTGCCTGTGATCCAATCGGTTATTTTCGACCCGACCCGTTCGCCAGCCGTGTAACGGTCTCCTGAACCGAGGCGGGCCACGGTATCATCCGCCACGGTGCCGAGGGCTTCGACAGTTTCCGTGCCGGCCCGGCGCATCGCATCCCCGCCCATGGGGAGGGTTTCGAGGCGCTTGCCGAGGGCCTGAATCGCCGGGCTTTCGCTGGCGGTAGAGCGCGCCATAGGAACGCCCAAGCGCTCGCTGGCTTCAACAAGGGGCGTGGCGGGCGCAGGTTGTGTAGGACCGGAGAACTTCCCCATAAGCCCGCCGAGCGCACCGCCAATAACAGCACCGCCCGCCGCACCGCTTGCCGCGCCGCCAATCGTGCCCGCCAACCCCTCGCCTTCGCCGGCTCCGTAGAGACCACCCGCAACCGCGCCGGCTCGGATGCCGCTGCCCACGCTGTTAACGGGGCCAAGCGGAATCGGAGCGCCGCCGGCAACCATGCCAGCAAACGTGGTCAGGGGTCGTTGAGCCGCAGCATTCTTGAAGCCAGCGCGTTCGTCGCGCACAGCGGTATCGTAGGCGTCCCTTGTGCCCTGATCGCCCATCAGCATCTTCGCGGCATTCACCACAGCGCCCGACACGCCCTGATCACCGCCCTTGCGCATTGATCGGAACATGCGCTCATTGTCCGACATGGGGCCGTCGCGCGGCGCAGGGAGAGGCGCAGCGTTCGGGTCGGCACGGCGTAGCGCGTTCAGTTCGTCGGCAAAGCCAAACGTGGTTCCCTGCATCGCGCCGCGCGTGAAGGCTTCCCCGCCTGACACTTCTGGCATGGCATCTTCGCCGCGTTGCGCTCGGGTCGCCCGCCCGTCCGGCAAGGGCTTGTTCGCGGCCCCGATGCTCTTGGCAATTTCATCAACGGTCACGTTCTGCTGATCGGGAGACAGCTTCAGAAAGCTATCATCGACCGTGACAGACTGGCCGTTGATGTTGAGTGTCGCCATTACTGAACGCTCCACGTCACGCCGGTTGAGGTCTTGCGCTGGCCCTGAGTGCCGCCCGCGTTCGGACCGATCCGGGTTGTGGCAAGCACTTCTGCTTTACCGAGGCCAAGCTTGATCGCTTCAAGGGCGCGCTGGCGAGCCTCGCGCTTCTGCTGGACCACGGCTGGAGCATCGCCGGGCTTCGGCAGGAACATGCTGCCGTAAAGCTCCATTTCCGACTGCGTTACAGCCGCGCCGGTATCCTTGCGGAGAATGGCCGCGAGCACTTCCCGCCCGGCCTGCTGAGCCTGCTGGTAGTCCTTCGACGTGAGGAAGTTGCCGACGCCCGGCACAGAGCCCAGAGCCGCGTTGCCCGCGCTGGTCAGCGACCCCTCGAAATTGCGAAGAATGTTTTCCGCCCCCGCGCCGCGCTGGTAGAAACTAAGGTCTTTCGACTGGGTTTCCGTCAGCTTCGGCGCAACGGTTGACGCCGGGCCGATAGGCTGGCCCGTCTGGGGATTCACGAGCGTCTGCCCCTCGCTAAGCGTGACGGGCTTCTGCCCCTTCGGAATGGTCTTGACGATTTCGCCCCTGCCGTTGATGGCCGCGATGCTGTCGCCCAAATCCTGATAGGTGAGTTTCGATCCCTCGCCAGCCATAGTGCGGCGGGTGTTTTCGTTGTTGAGACGCGCACCCTCTAGTTGAACCTGTGCGAGCTGCTGCTGGATCGGATCGCGCCCGAACCGCTGCTGCATGAGCATAGCTGCAATGGGAGCGCCGTATTTGTTCGTGGCAAGCTCGCCAAGCATGCCGAGGCTCATTTGCGGCTGCTGAGGGGCCGCCGTGAGGCCCGCGAGCGTCATGGGCTGCTGAGGCATGCCCGGGGTCGGCTGCGGGGGCTGTGGGGCGCCGCCGCCCTGCATGGGCTGGACATTGCCAAGGCGATTGCTGCCCGCGCCGCGAGCGCCTAGCGCTAGATAGGACATAAGCGACGTGCCGTTGGCGTCCGCCGGGTTATACTGCCCGCCGGTTTCGATGAACTTGCGGAGGCCGTCTTTGCCACCGAGGTGCGCGACGGAGCGCATACCGTCCAGCGTGATCGGGACGCCACTGATCGTCTGACCAACCGCGCGGTCAAGTCCGTTGCGCTGAATGAAACTGTCGATATCTGCGAAGTGCCACGCTTCCGCGCGTTGCTGCAATTCCGGCGACTGCATGAACTGCTGCGGCGTGGTGCCCTGAGGGATAGCGCCAGCGGCAGCGGCTTCCTGCAACCGGGCCTGACCGAACTGAAGCCGCCCGAAATGGCCGGGGAGCCCACCCGCCCCGGGGACATTGTTCCGCGCTGCCCAATTGCCATCGGATTCTCTGCGGATCAAGCCCGCCGGGATATTGGAGGCCGTGGCGGCGCCGCCCGGCGCATAGGCCATGCGCTGCTGCGGCTGGCCGGGAACCTGAACAGGAACGCCGGCCATTGCCGGAACAGCACCACCGATCGCGCCGGGGCTCGCTGCCCACTTGTTGCCGAACTCGCTGGCGAAGCCCTGAGAGATGCGCTGATCTTCCGAAACAGGCGCGGGTGCGGCGGTCTGCGGAACCGGAACAGGCTGGGGACCGGGGATGGGATTGGTCTGCATCGGCTGCGTAAGGCTGGCGAGCGTCTGCGGCTGGCCACCCCCGAGGCCAGAACGGTTCAGGAGGTCGAGGAACGCAGCCTTCTCCCGCTCGTCTTTCCACTGTGAGCCGAGCGCGTTGATGCCCTGCGCGATGCCCTGCCCGCCAGCGAGGATTCCAGCCATGATGCTCATTGGCGCGCCCTTACCAAAGCTGCGACATGGTGGAGCCGCCACCGCCGAACAGAGAGCCGATGCCCTTGCTCATGCCGCCCATGAGAGGACCGCCGAACGCGCCAAGCGCGGCGCCGCCGATCTGCCCGAGAGCCCCGAGATAACCAGCGCTTTCGCCAGCCTTCGCGCTGCCAATGCCGACGATGTTCTGCGCAATCTGGCTGGTCGCGCCCTGCCGTAGCGAGTTGCCAGCATTGGTCGCGTTGTAGCCCATGGTGCCGAGTCCCCCGAGGCCGGAGAGATACTGCTGATAGTCGCTGTCCGCGAGGTTCTGGCCGAAGCTCGTCAGCGCCTTCAGGGTCGCGCCGGAATTGAGCCCGCCGCGCGCCGCGGCGCTGTTCTCGATTGCCCGCGTGCCCTCGCCAAGCTGGAACTGATAGCCCGGCGATTCACGATAGCCCGCCATAGCGGCATCTGCTGCCCCCTGCCCGTTCAGGCCGTAGAGGTCGCCAAGCCGCCCGAACGCCGCCCCGCCCGTGCCCGCATAGGGGCTGAGATCGGAAAGGCTCTGCGCAAGGCTGTCGCGAATTTCGCTGTTCGCCCAAGCGTTGTGACGCTTGACCGACCCCGAAGGATTGAAAATCCCCATGGCTTAGTCCTCAATGATGGTGGATGCGCGGGCGGACGCGAGAAGCGCGTTAAGGACGCCGATGACCGCCGATAGTTTGGCGTCCAGCGCCTCAATTTCGGCGGCGGTGTAGGTCGTCGGATCAAACGTCAGAGTGGTATCGACGGCATCGGCAACAGCGGTCTGCCCGAAGTGGCCTTCAAGCGTCGCGATCCGCTCGTTGGACGCATCGACCCGGGCATTCGTGGCCGTATCGCGCGCGTCGATATCGTCATTCAGCGCCGAGCCCTGAGACGTGATTTTCGGCATCAAGCGCTGAAGGTTCAGGAAGTAGTGATACCAGGCCGGGCTGCATTGCCCCCCGGGTAGCGAGATCGTCATGTCCTGCGGCACTGGGACGGCGGGAAACTCCGGTAGGGTCGCCACTACGCGGCCCTCGGTTCGGCGGTAATGAAGGCCCCGAGAATCGCCCGAAACACGCTCGCCGAGATGGACAGTTCAAAGATGCGCCCCTGTCGCCCGAAGGCCCCGAGTCGGTTGAACATGACGCGCTGAACGCTACCTTGCCGGCCTAGCTCGGCCCGCATGTTGCCTTTCCACGAGCGCCCGCCGTCATCGGACCAGCGCAGTGTCGCCAGCGGATTGCGGTTGGGAAACTTCCCGGGCACGTTCGGCAGATCGCCGCGGTGGTCGATGGTCTGGTCCATCGTGATCTTGTCGCTGTCCCAGAGCAGCGAGAGCATGTCCCATGTGATCGGTTGAGCGACGAAACCGGCCTCCGTGCCAACGCCCGTGTCGATATCGAACTCAAGCCGGGAGACCGTCGCGCCGAGCGGGAAGGCATTCGCCACCGGCAACCGCAGCGAGAAAATCAGCGGTGCGCCGTCTTCATCGAAAAGCGTATCGTTGATGCGATAGAGCGAAGGGTTATCCCTAGATCCAACGACGAAGCGCCCGCCGAAATAGACGCAATTGTTGGCCTGCCAGCGCGACGAAACGCCCGTCTTGCGCTCGGTCCAAACGCCTGTCGATTGATCGAAAACCCATGTGAAACTGTCCGACGAAAGGACGTAGAACTCGTGGCCCTTGTCGGTGTAGGAGAACGCGAACAGGCTGGAGAAATCCCCCAACGCCTGAATGACGCGCTCAACCTCGTAATTGCTGACACGCTCGACTTGATAGCCAGCAGCCATGCGCTGCACGATGCCCTTGTCATCGACGAAGATAGCGCGGGAGCCCACCTTGCAGATCGAATGCTTGGCGCCGAGGCCAACGTTGATGACCGCGCCGGGCAGACGCGAGAAAGGGAAATCCCCGCCGGTTACGCCCCAAACCTCGGTCGTTTTCGGCCCCATAAGGAGCAGTTCGCGACCAAGAACGAAGGACCGGACCAGCCCGTCAGGGTCGCCCTCAGCCGTGGCAAAGTCCAAGGCGTCAATATCGACCGAACTGATTGCCGAAATGAAGAACCGCCCATCCTCAAGGGCGAAGATAAACCACCCCGAGAGCCAATCGACGGACACAACAGGCACGTCCAGAATGTCAGGCTCATAGACGAGGCTAACCACCCCCTCTTCGACCTTGAACACGCCCGCATTGCACTGAATGAGGGTCTGCGTATCCTCGGCGTCGTTGCGGCACATGATGACGCGATCAAGACCCGGAACGATGCCGGAAAGCGTCGTAATCGCCCCGCCAGCCGTGATGGACTGAACCGTTGAACCCGCGACGTTGAACAGCGCGCCGTCAACCTCAAGAAGCCCACGGCAAATCTGCCCGGCCTCAACCCATTCCGTCATGCCGGCTGCGCCATAAATGACCGCCTCGGCCTTCGGAGAACTCTGCACGGCCTCGATAAAGCCGTTGATCACCCTCGTATCGCTGGCCAGCCGGGAGCGCGCCGGGTTTGAGCCCAGCGGGAGAGGAATGCGCTTTGTGACCATGTCAGAAGTACTTCGCCTCGACCGGATCGCCGGAATAAGGCGTGCCCGCCACAGCGTAGAGCCGCTTGCGCGCCCTCATTTCGCTGGCTTCGTCAGCCCCCATCCCGAAGTCCTCTGCACAGCGGCGCGCGAGATATTCGGCCATCGCCTCAAACATGGCCTGTGGAACGGCGTTCGGCATCAGCGCGCCAATGCCCTGCGTCACAAGCTCAAGCCTCAGGGTGTCGTACATGTCGCCAGCGAGGACCGCGTCTGCCGCGCTCGGCTCCTCGGTCGCAGAGACGATCTGCAACTTCTGAAGCGCGCGCTTGACGAGATCAGCCTTCGTTTTCGTCGCCATGCTTCACCTTGGGCGGGCGACCGCGACGGGGGGCGGCGGGGGCATCATCGCCATCAACCGCCTCGAAATGGTTGTTGTTGGACAGCTTGCCGATGGCGTGTTCATCGGTCACTTCGACCACTTCGCCATTGTCAAAGACGTAGCCGAACGCGGTGATATCGCGCCGGAGGTCCTTGCCATTCGGGTTGCCGATAAATCGGAATTTCATGTCGCCTCCTTGGAAAAGGAAACGGGCGGAGTTTCCCCCGCCCGCCTTGATTACGCGATCCAATCCACCCAGAAGTAGATGGAGCCGGAGGTTGCCGAGGTCGCCGGGGCAGCCTTGGCCGTCAACTGCACCGCAGTCGTGGCCTCGTACTTGTAGCCCATGCTCCCCGCAACGAGGTTTGCAGGCGTGGTCGCGCCAGCGGCCTGCCCGACAGTCGAGGCCGCAACAAAGCGGTCGTCATTGTCAGCATCGCCAATGTCCGCCGTGAACGCGGGCGCGCCATCGGCGTCGAGGTCGCTGGCCTGATAGCCCGTGTTCACCACCTTGGCGCCCTTGGGGAGCGTGACCTCCCCAAGAACCTCGTTGATGACAATGGCAGCGGTGACAGTGCGCATCTGGAAGGAGCGCACAACCACCCCAGCCGGGGGCAGCGAATAGCCGCCCGGCGGCTCATACGAGTAGGCAACAGTCGTCGTCATGTGCTTTCCTCCTTAGGTCGAGGCGACAGCGGCGAAGTAGCCGGTCACAACGCCATGGTCCTTGAGATCGGCGGTGTCAGAAGCGCCCGTGCCGAACTGCATCTTGCTCACGCCGTAGATGCCTTCGATGCCGATGCCCTGCTTGTCGCCGTAGTCGAACGTCTCGGAGATGTTCCGCCAGCGCTTGCCGTAGGCCACGCCGATAGCCTGAGCGCCGCAGAGGTAGACCGGGGCCACGTCGATGCCGCCAGCGCCAAGGCCGGTGTAGATCGGAATGTCCTCGACCTCCTTGACGATCATGCCGTCCCAGTAGATGTCGCCGCCCTTGAACAGGCGCTCGTTCTCCATCGCGAGAGAAACCTCGCGCTGGGCCTGGGTGATCGTGGTGTTGGTCTTGAGATCGCGGAACGCGCGCGAATTGGCGTACACGATGTAGTACCGGCGCCCGTCGGACGCGAAGGTCGAACGGATCGGCCGGATTTTCGGGCTGGCCGTCAGCGCGATTTCCTTCATGAGGGAGAGCGCGGCGGGGGTCAGCTTGTCGCTGGTGTTGTCGATGTTGAGCAGCGATGCCGAATGGTCGTTGGACGAGTTGTTGGACTTGGCCGCGCCGAACAGGACACGGTCGGCGTTATCCACCAGCCACGCATCGCGGGCAGCGTCGTCAGCCGAGGCAAACACCGTGCCGTTGATAGAGCCGAGGGCGTCGATGATCTTGTCATCGGTGTGCTCGACAGCCCACTCCTTGAGAACAGCGCGCCCGGCGTCCATCAGGTCGATCGCGGACTTGTACTGCTCCATTTCAGGGATGCGCACCGCGTTGCGGTACTTGTCGATGTACATGCGGAAGGACCGCGAATCCATCGACTCTTCGTTGCCCTCAAGCGTGCTGGAACCGGAAACGCCGGAGCCGGTGAGCTTGTTGACGAGCGCGAAGGTGATCGAATCGCCCTTGCCCTTCGACAGGTCCTGGCGAACCTGAATGATGTCGGTTTCCTTCGTCCCCATCTCGCCGTTGAAGCGCACTTCGCGGACGTATTCGGTGAAGAAGGTATCAAGCCATTTCTGGACCCGCAGGCCAGTGGCAGTGCTGGTATCAGACATTTCTACCTCTTGAAGATGTCAGCGAGGGCCGTGGGCTGGAACGGCGTTTCGCCGCGCCCCGCATCGCCTCGCGTTGTTGCGAAATTCGAGGGAGTGACGGGCTTCTGAGCCGCCGCCGGATTTGCCGGGTTGGCCTTGCTCGCCTCGTATTCCTCGATGATTTTCTTGCGGTAGGCTTCCGGGTCAGGCCCGATCTGCTCCCGCAGCTTGTGTTCGTTGAGGATCGTGACCGCTTCTTCCCAACGGTTGGGGCTCGCCGTAACCCGAGCGAGAAGCATCGGGTCGGAATGCACGCGCTCAAGGACGAATTTCTCCGCCTCCTGAACAGCGCCAAAGCCATGCTTGGCAAAGGCGGTGTTCTGCGCCTGCGTCATCGCAAGCTGCTGCTGCAAGCCTGCGAACTGAGCCTGAAGAGACTGGTTGAAGCCGTCCGGGTCTCCGAACATATCAACCGGCGGCGGGGTGCTCTGCTGGGCCTGCTGAGCGGCGACGTACTGACGCATCCGCGCCAGTTCGGCCTCCGTCTCGCGGGCCTTCGCTTCGTATTCCTGCCGCTTTGTCTTTTCGTCCTTGTACGCGCCGTAGGGCATAAAGCCCGGGGGCGGTTCTTCCGGCTTGGGCTGGACATCAGCCGTGACCGGCGCCTGTTCGGCCACCTCTGCAACCGGGGCCTGAACCTCAACAGGGACTTCCTGTTTCTGCTCAACCGGCGCTTCGTCAGCCTTGGGCGCAAGGATGTCGTCAAGGGAAGTTTCGTCAGTCATCGTCGCTCCTGTGCCCGTTGGCCGGCATCGCCAGAGGTGCCCGTTCCCCGGCATCGGGGGGCGTTCGCCCAAAGAAAAACCGCCCGGTTAGGGGCGGTTGAAAATCACTGTGCGGTCTCGCTGGCCTGACTTCGCCGCGCCGCCATATCGGCGGCTGACGCAAGTCGGATCGCGTTTTCCTCCCGCATGAAATCGAGCTTTTCGGCCATCTCGGCGCGGCGGAACTGCGCCTGCATTTCGAGCTCTGCCATCTTGGCTTCGCGGATCATCTCCGCTTCCATGCGCCTCAATTCGAGAGCGGACATGGATTCCTGCTGCTTGATCTGCGCCTCGGCCTGCTTGAGGCTCATTTGCATCTCAAGCTTGGCCTGCTCAGCCTGCGCGGGGTCGGGCTGCCCCTGTTGAGCCTGCTGCATCATCTGCTGCATCTGCTCAAGGATTTTGGCCTTGTTCTTGATGTTCGGCGCGGCTTCGATCAGCACGTTCGGCGGGATCGGAATGCCGGCCTGCGCAAGTTCGGTGAGCGCCTTGAACTGCTCAAGGGCCGGCGTCAGGCTGGCCGGGCTGTCATCCATGATGACATCGACCTCGACCTGAGCAATCGGCGCCTGACCGGGCTGGTTAAGCCCGACAAACCGCACATTGGCCTCGTCATCGGTGACGCGAACCCATTTCGGCGCGGTCCAGTATTGCCGGATCGCCGCCCAGACCAGCCGATAGACACGCTTGTCGAGATAGCGCAGCTTGTCGAGAAGGTCGCCCATCTGGACCATGCCGCCCTGCTGGCTGGCCCTGATCGCAACGCCTGAGGCTACGTCGCCCTCCTGCCCGAGCATGGAAGCATTCGGCCCCATGAGGTCGATTTCCTGCCCGACCGTCTGCAACAGCGACATATGACCTTGGGCGACATCGCCGCGCGTGTTGAAGTCGAACTTGGCGCCCGGGACGTACTGAATGACGCCGTCCGAACGAGCCGCCTCAACTCGGGTCTTTTCGATGTCGGCGACAGCACCTTCCTCCATCACGATCTGTGACGTGGAGAGGATGTGCATCACCTTGGAGCGGCCCTTGTTAAGCTCATCCTGCAAGGGCCTCAGAGGGCGAATGACGCCGTAGCGGTTGTTGTCCCTGTCGGTGTACGCCGACGACGCGATAAGCCCGCACAGCGTCTTGCCTGCCTCGTCCTGAAACGGCGATGGCCCGCCCTTGAGGATGCCGCTCTGCGTGAACTCGGCCCAGTACCATTGCTCCTTGCGCTTCACCCAGATTTGGCAGACGCGAACGCGGCGGCGCTTGGGGTCTAGCCAGAACGACCACTTGGGCTTGTCGTCGTAGGTGTCCGACACCGTTGCCGAGTTAAGGCTGGTGTCGAGGTCTTCAGCGTGCTCGGGGTACAGATCCACCGCATCGGCGAAATCCATCCATTTCACGACGCCGAGATAACCAGCATCCTCGAAGTCATCCCGCGACGAGGCGGGGTCGTAAAAGAACCTGTCCCAGGCGACGTGCCGGAACGTGATGCACGGCTCCTCCGTCATCTGAGGGCCATACTCGGTCATCTCCCGGTACGGCTTCAGTTCGATTGCGACCTCTACAGCGCCGATGCCTTCGCGCACCATGTCGCGCCAAAGATGCGAACGGGTCTGGTAATAGTCCTCGCTCTCGACCACGAAGCGCAGCGCGTCCGTAACGGAACTCGCGTCCTCTTCGTGCTGAGGGGTGCGGGGCAGCGCCTTGGGCGCCTGCCGCTGCTGGACCTCAAGACCGATGTAGAAATCCACCTTGGGCTTGATGCGGTTCGCGACAACCTCGGGCTGACGACGCTTGCGCAGTTCGGCACGCATTTCGTCGCTTAGCTGCTTGCCGTCATAATAATCGCGGTCAAGCGCAGATTCCCGGCGAGCGGATTCCGTGGACTGCTCGCTCTCCTCAAACATGCGGACGAGATCAGCCGCCGAAAGGCGGGTATCAATCGCCTCCCCGGCAGCGTTTTTCATACCGTCATCCACGATCCGCTATCCTTCGGCTTCTTGTCGTAGCGATCGGCAGGGCCGCGCTTGACAGAACTGGTTTCGGGAACCCACGGGCGGGACATGCAGGCATACCGAGCCTCGTCCGCGATGTGGTCCTCAGCCTCGGTGTCGAGGTCTTCCGCCTTGTTGGTGTCGTGCTGCAAAACAGGGACGGTCCTGATGAAGTCCCGGCACGTCTCGAATACGAACAGCATCGGGACGCCGCCCGTGCCCTTGATGCGCGACCGCATGGCATCCCAGCCGCCCATGGCGCCCCGCTGGGGGACGCGCTGGTTATCAGCCGGCTTGAACGCGAGGCCCTTCCTGCGCAGCCTCTCGCCAATCGAGGGCCCGCCACTTTCAGCAAATGCCGAAGGGTCAATCACGCCGTAGGTGATCTTGTCGCCGGTCTCCCGGGTCTTGATGCCGTCCGCGACTTCCTCGGCGTTAAGCCTCAGCCCAACGTTCGGCTTCGAAGCCCCGTACCATTCGCGATAACGAACAAGCGCGCCCCTCGGGATGCCGTTGAAATCATCGCTGGCGACAGCCCACCACCCGACAGAGAACGGCGCCGCAAAGCCCCAGTCCATGGAACGAAAGCGCATCCATGCCGGCGGAATGGCAAAGGGCTTCACGATGTTGCGGATCGACCAATCATCGAAGAACGCGCCGTCTACCGCTGACCAGTCGCCGTCCAGCCACGCCTTGACGAGCTGCGCCGAGCCGACCAGCTTGAGGCGGTTCACATATTCAGGATCATCCTCAAGGAGGATTTTGTTGTCGCTGATCCGCGAAGGGATGACAGCCGAAGCAATCGACCCCTCGTTAATCTCGATCTGCCGAACGACTGGCTTGCGAGGGAACGGCGCGAGGCCGAATCGCTCTCTAATCCAGCCCTGCCCCGGACCACCCGGGTTGCCCGTCAAAATCATCTGGACGGGGATTTTGCCCGCAGCGCGTAGTACGCCGAAAAGCTTATCCACCGGATCGGGGAGCGGGTACTGCCCGACCTCCTCAACCCATACGTCCGAAACGTTGCGCCCCTGCCATTCTGCCGCGTCATCAACGCTGTTCAGGTAGCGAAACGAGACTCTGCCGCCATTTGGCATTGTCCACGTTGGCTGAGGTGACCCGACGAACTTCCCGCCGAGGGGGCCGTAAATCTGCTTGGACCGTTCGATCGCATCCTCGGATGAAACCGTGGTCCGCCTGAACATGATCGCGTTAAACAGCGGGCCGTAGATCGCTTCCTTCACGGCCCACTTGCCGAGAACGCCGTCTGTCTTTCCCCCGCCTCGCGCCCCGCCGAAGAAGATCAGCGGGAGCGGGCAATCAATCAGCGCGTGTTGAGGCCCTGCTTGCGGAGCCCAAACGATTTCAGTGGACAGGCTCGCCATCGCTGGAATGCTTGTCGGCCCACTGTTCGGGCGTAAGCGGTTTGGCGGCTACGGTACGCTGCGCGACCTCGCCCGAAAGCTCTACGGCCTGGAGGTTCGGCAACACTTTGTCGAGCAAGGTCTTTCCGCAACTGACTTGAGCCGGCGTCAACTCGATTTCGCCATTCAGGCAAGCCATGAAACGGTTGATGATCTGAGCCGCCTTGATTTTCATCCGCGTCTCTTCGTCGTGGCGGATTTTGACAACTCGGGCTGGCATGGGGCTACTCGTAATCCTTGCCGCTGGCGTAATTGCGCATGCGGATGTCGAACGTGAATTTCCGGCCATTCGAGGCGGTGGCGATAAGCTCGAACACCTCCCGCGATGAAGCGGTGAGGCTGAACGTTGCTGTTCCATCGGTGATGGTCTGCGCAGCGCCATCGACAGTCAGGCTGGATAGCGTGGCGCCCGTGTCGAGCCAGTCGGTTGCCGTAACCGTGAAGCGGCGAACGTCGCTATGCTCACAGGGGACAAGAACGGTTGAGCGCCCCATGCGGTTAGCGCCGTAGACAGCGATGACATCGTGCTCGTGAAGGCCGATGTGAATCATACTGCCTCCTAGAACGAGAAAGCCCGCCGAGCGTGAGCAGGGCGGGCGTGAAGTGAAGCGGCTTTACGAGGGGTAGAATGGCGCCCTAGCGAGGAATCGAACCCCGGACCTTCCGCTTACAAGGCGGCTGCTCTACCTGCTGAGCTACACGGGCGCATGGCTTTCAGTGCGGGCCTGCATGTGCTGGCTCAGGCTCTTGCGAGCATACGGCCGATTTCGGGAGCAACTACCTAGCAGGACATTATACCCGAATGTCGATTGTCGCCTTTCGGCACCCGCACTGAACTCGTTGCCCCTTTGGGCTGAACTGATGACTAGACGATTTACCAATGCGTAGCAGTCCGAGTGCAGCACTTTCTGCTGGCGCCTCGAACCGTCTGAGACGCAAACCCTATACCGCTTCGGCTATCTGCGCAACATGAAATGTCGCCGTTGTCTCGCGCCCAAAGAGGCTCATCAATACCTTTACCCGCTCATCGTCAGTGGCGTTGATTACCGTGGCGCTGATAGATGCCGAGCCGAAGTTGATCATGACGCGCTCGCCACCCTTGTAGAGTGCCCCGGCCTTCGGGCTGCCATCGGGTAGCATGTCGCGCGTCTTATCAAATTGTCCTGTCCGTTGGGCCCTGGAGATGCCCTCCACAATCTCCCAAGGGGCGCTCATCACGCCGCACTGATCCATGAGGGCGCGCTGAACATCCCGGCAGGACGTGAGGCCCTTCGTGATGGCAGCCCGGATGCCGACGAACACATAGCGGGGGAACAGCGGGCGATGCGCACGACGCTTGTGGCGCCCAAGCCTGATCCATGTCGTAATCATCGGGCAATATGCGGAATAGCCTGCCTCAATCAAAGCCGTGACCGCTCGATCTTCCGCGCGGGGCGACGTGAATATGACAGCCCATCGCATCACGCCCTCGTTATCCGCTTCCGGGGCCGGCTTGATGGGCCTGTTATCAACCACCACCCTGCCTGAGTTGGCGTAGTGCTTCGCAGGCGAGTGAGCCGCGCGGGACGCCGAATAGATCTTGTGCATGCGGCCCTTCAATAGCTCGTCTCCCTATGCTTCGGGCTGATGGATGGCTTTGCGGTCATGCTTTCTCCCAATAGGTCTGGAACTGATGGCAGGGGCCGCGAAGGCAACACCAGAACATGCCGACATCCGTTCGTGATTGACGCCAGCCCTTCATCGCTGCCCGCATGTCAGAGATCGCGCCGGCTAGCTTGGCGTCAGCGTCAGCCTGCCACCCAGGAACCTTGACGGGCTCGACGTATTTGTTGCCGCCGGCCTCGGTCATGGCAGCGTGCGCCTCCGCAATCTGCCGAGACGCCTGCACTTCGATGGTGACCATTGCTGTTAGCTTTGCGGTCATGGGGTGGCCTTTGGTTTGGTCAGGGGCGGCGTCACCAGCATCAGAAACGTGATGGCATAGGGGCCGGCCTTGGATCGATGCCCCTCACCGCAGTAGCGGCGGAATGCGGCCTCGTGGATTTCTCCTGGCAGCATGTCGATGCTGGTGCCGATCAATCCGCCCTTCCATGAGCCCTTGTTAGGACCGACCTCGGAGGCGAATTCGATATCGAGGCTACGCCGGATTTTCGCGGCCCGGAACCACGACAGCCACCTGAACCAGCCGGTGCCGAAGTGCCATTCGCGCTCCTCGATCGTGGTTGTCGCGACGATCTGCTCCCCGTCGAAATCCTCGATCACAAACGCTGCGGTCGGGCAGGCTTCTTTGGCTGCCTTCCGCGCTTCCCAGTTGTGGGGGGCTCCATCGGTCCAAACGTGCTCGCCTTGAGGTCCGTAGAGGCTGTGGCGGACATGGCGCCATTGCGTCCACGGGAGAAAGCAACTCCACTGCTGCTGAATGCTGCTGTCTGCGCTCGGGCCTCCGGTGCGACCGTAATAGACCGACAGGTGGCCCTCGTTCAGACTGACGCCGTATTCGCGGGGATCGACGTTCCAATACCAGTCGCGACCGAGCCGCAGGACGGTTTCGGCATCCCACTTCGGATAGACTTTCTCCCGCCACGGCCGAATGATGGCCGGCAGCACGGTGATCAGAGTAGCCTTGCCGATGCTGATCCGCAGCGAGCAGCGCCCATCGTCATCCTCATCCCCTGCCGACTTGAGGATGACGGCAAAGTGCGGGTAGGAGTTGCTATAGGACCAAGTGAACGGCCCGAAATAGCGGTCATTGTCGCCCCAACGGAGTGCTTTCATCACCTGAACTCCGCATGAAACGGAATCTCGTCGTCGATATCAGCCCCTGCCCTTCTTCCTGCTGATCCGGAGGAATGGCTTTCCGAGGGGTGACCGCCACCGCTGCCACCACCGTCACGGCTGTCGAGCAGGGTCAATTCGCCGCGGAAGCGCTGCAAGACGATTTCGGTCGAGTATTTCTTGATACCGTCCTTGTCCTGCCATTCGCGGGTCTGGAGTTGGCCCTCGATGTAGACCTTGGAGCCCTTGCGGCAATATTGCTCGGCGACCTTGGCGAGGTTCTCGTTGAAGATCACCACCGAGTGCCACTCGGTCTTTTCCTTGCGCTCGCCCGACTGCTTGTCGCGCCAGCTCTCCGAGGTCGCAATCCGGAGGTTGACGACCGGATCGCCGTTGCCGAGCCGCCGGGTCTCGGGATCACGCCCGAGGTTGCCGATCAGTATGACCTTGTTGACGCTGCCTGCCATCAGACGCTCTCCACTTTCACGCCGACGATGATTGCGAGTGCTTGCAGGATGTCGCCGCCGTAGCAATTGCCAGACCCGTAGCCCCCATCGCCTATCCGGTAGACCTCACCGTCTCTTGCGATGGGGTCAGCGCCGGCATTGAGCGCACGGCGGCTCGAATGCATTTGCCAGCAATCGTTATCGACAGTGAAAACCGCCTTGGGGTTGGCCTTGATAAGCTCAACAAGGTCTTTCGGTTCGGCCATTTCATTCAGTCCTTTCATTGCTGGTGAGGTGGGGCGATAGCGTCACGCATTGGTCGCATGGCGCGGTCCGGTCGGCGCAACCGCCATGGGGGCAGTAGGTCACCATCGCGTCGTCGCTATCGGCGCTCGGGAGCATCTCTGGCGGGTAGGTGACGCCCATCTCAATCCCCGTTCTTCAGGGTGATGGTGCCGGTGTAGTCGGTGAGGCTGGCGTTTTCGATCTCTCCCACCACGACCAGCATGCCAATGGTGGCGTATGTAGCCCGGCCCGGCTGAAGCATGATGCCGGTCCCCTTGCCGATAGCGAGATAAATACTCCCTTCCAGCGACTGCACGAGACGCGGATAGGTGACCGGGCTTTCCTTCTCAGATCCTTCAACTGCTTCCACGATAATCACGCTGCTGTTTCCTTTCCGATGCGATGGAGGAGGTTAGGGGACGGGGAGATTGGCACGTCGCGAAGGGCCTCAAGCTCGGCCAGCGGATCGCCAACGTATGTGAACGACCCACTCTGCATTTTCGGAGGCGGTCCAAGGCGCTTGGCGAGGTCTGCCATGAGCGCGTCCACCTTCGCCCGTTCTTCGTCGCTCACGCGGCGCTCAGGCGGCGGCAGGGCCTTTGGGGGCATGGCAGCGGCGCGGGCCGCGTCACGCTGGTCACGCGCCTCTCTGGCAAGCTCAGGGGCGCTTGGCAGGAACGTGTGGCGGTCGCGCTTCACCTCGCCCCGGATGAACCGGCGAACAGCCTTGGCAACAGCGTCAGCCGGCAAATCCTCGATTGCCATCATGAAGCCCATGGCGGCTTGCTCGGGGTCCGCGCTATCCGGCGCCGGAAAGCAGGCGAACAGGGCTTGAAGGGATTGCTTGATTGTTGGGGTCATCGGGGAAAATCCTGTCCAGTGCGTCAGACATTCCGGCAGATCCTTTGCGGTGCTGCGGCGGGCCGCGTGACGGCGCCCCCGCAACCCGGGGTGGGGCGTTCGGGATGGACCGCATGCGCTCAAGAGGCTTGTCGAAGTAGGCCAGCGAAGATGGAGTGTTGCCGGGCTTCACGACGCCAGCAATCGCCGCCACGATCTCGTCATGGGAATATCCGCGCTCAAGCCAGACCACGGTTCGGCTGGTGTCTGGCGGCAGAGCATCGGCCTTGGCATAGACCTCGCAAATCGCTTGCCGGGTCTTGAGGCTTTCTGAGGGCTCGCGCTCGCTCGCGCTAACCCCACCACCTTCTTTGGTAACTTGGTGTTCTGGTATCTTTAGTGCGTTTTCCGTGCGTTGCGGCTGCGTTTCCGGTGCGTTTTCCGTGCGTTGGTCACCGCCGCCGACGTCTTGATATTTGTTGTAATTACAGACAGTTATGAGCGTCTTGCCTGCGTTTACGTCCCTTTTGATCATCGCCTCGGTTTCGAGCATTTCGAGGAAGGATCGGACGCGGAAATCGGACCGCCACCCCCACGCTTCTTGAAGCTCGCGGAGGGTGACGAACAAGGAGCCGCGAGCGACGGGATGGGCCTGCAAGCCGATGCGATGGCGGGTGTCTTTCCATGCCGCGCGCACAACCAGCCATAGCCAGGCCTCGCGCTCGGTCATAGGCTCGCGCGCGAATAGCTCGTGCTCAAAGATGCCACAGTCCATGCGCACCCAGCGGCTCACCCCATCACCTCCGTGATCGGCGTTCCCTGAGCGGCTAGAAAGCGTGCTACGTCATCAATTGAACGGGCGATCAGGTAATCATGGCCAAGGGCTTCGGAATTGGCCCGGAATAGCTTCTGGCTTTTCGAGAGAGAGCCGCTGGCGGTCTTGCATTCGACAAGCAAAACCCTGCCGCAATCGCGAAGGACGATCAGGTCTGAGGCTCCAGCGAGAAGCCCTTGACGCTTCAACATGCCGGTGGCGAGACGGGAGCGCTTGCCCTCGTTATGGACCTTGATGGCAATGCAGTCAGAGCGCGTGCCGAGGTAGGCAACGATGCTGGATTGGATTTGGGATTCGGAGGCGGCTAGCGAGCGGAGCGTCATGCCTTGACCTCCGGCTTCGGCACCCTGTAGGCCATGGCGGTATGCGTGGCGCAGTAGCAGCGCGTTGGTTCTACTCTGTCGCCGCAATACATTTGCGAAGATCTGTCAGAGGCCACAGGCCAGCGGCAGGACATGAAGGTCAGGTCCATCAGCCCGACAGGCTGAACGCCGTCCAGGGGCTTGAATGCCGTTGCGGAGATTGGCTTCATGGGAACGCCCGCCTGTAGCGCTTCGGATAAGACGGGGCCTTGCGCGCGGCGTTCAGGATCGACGTATGATCCTTCATGAAAATCTTCCCGATATCGGGAAGCGACAGCGCGGCGCAGAATCGGGAATGGGCAACGATCTGGATCGCGAGATGCCGCGCCTTGATCAACATCGGCCCTCGCCGCCCGCCGAGCATATCCTCTGGCCGGAAACGGTAGCGCCTCGCCACCCACCGGATGATGTCCCACGCTCGGCGCACCGAGTGCTCGCGCTCGGTTTGAAGCTTGGCGATGTGCGCGGTGCGCTGTTCCATCTCTGCCTTAAGAGCCGCCTCGATCTTCTCCCGCTTTGCTGCCTCGGCACGATCTGCCTTGCGCTTGATGCTCATGGCTTCTCGAATGAGCCTTTGCCGGACAGCGCGCGCCCGCCTCTCCCGCTCTTGCCGAGTTTCCCGAATGTAGCGAGCGACAGGGTCTGTCTCGGCTCGAATACGGCGCGCGGCCTCCTTGCTGACCTCAAGCTGAACGGCCTCGCCCATCGCCGTCCAACGGCTACGACGCTCGCGGGCTCGGCGGGTGATCTCCTCAAAGCTCTTTGGCTCAACAAGGGGGACAAGCTCTCCGAACATCACTTCGCCCTTTCAATCAGCCAGATTCCGAAGCTGTCGAATTTGCTCCCGATAAAGAGCGATGCGCTCCCGATGGAATTCAGGGTCCACCGCCTCAAGGCGCGCAGCAGCGCTCTCAAACTTTGCGACATAGCGGTCCCTAAGCTCCTGAATGTGCATGACCTCATCGCCGTCGATGCGCTTTGCTTCCTGATAGATGAAGGCTTTGACCCGGCGTTCAGTGGTCTGAAATTCGCGGGACATGCGCGGGGCGTAGGCCTTGAACGGCTCCCCATTCGGCTGCTGCTGTCGCCACCAACCGGCGAAGTTGTAAACAATACGCAACGAGTTCATTTTCTTACCCTTGGAAGATTTTTCCACGACCTTGGAATCCATCTCTGCTTTTCTCCTGTTCAGCGACGAACGAAGGAGCAGCAGCGATGGGAAATGACGGGTCAGCGCGGTCCCCACCGTGAGGACGCTTGGCGAACTGGCGCTTGGCGTCCTTGAAAAACTCCCCGACCCCGCCGAAGCGAAGCCGGGGAAGTCCGTAGGGGGAGGAAACGTCAGCCACCGACAAATGCCCGGAGGCCCTTCCGACAGCGTGAATCCGCCGGAAGCTGTTGAGCGCCGAAGGGCGCGTATGTGAATTCTGGACAGGGGCGCTCATCGTGAGGCCCCTTGAGCCCCGGCGCTGTTCCCCTCGGCGTCGGGGTTCCGCGTTGTGGGGCGGGAGAGGATGCGGTGAGGACCAAAGGATCGCTCAAACCAAGCAATGTCGCGGGTGTCGAAGTTGCCAACCAGCGTGATTGATCCGTCTTTCGACGCATCGACCAGTCGCGCTAGAGGTGTTTTGTCATTTGCGCCGTTTGGGTTGCGCGGCTTTTGCCCCAGCGGGTTGGGCGTAACAACATGCGCGCCAGCATCCACGAGAAATGCACGGATGGTGTTAGGCGACTTGCCGAACATTCGCGCCATTTCGATGAAGCGCGCGCCGGACCGATACGACGCAATAATGCGCCGGCCGATTTCAGCGTCCAATTCTTGGCGCACGCGCGTCATCCCCTACCCCTGCTTTTCAGTGGCGGGGGCGGGGAAAACATCGGGGCGGAGGACGTGGGGTTTAGCGCCAGCTCGGGCGGCGGCAATCATGCCCTGCTCGTCGGCCATAACAACCTTAGCCCGCTCCGCAGCAGCGGAGACGTAAGCGAATACGGCAGGATGAGGATGATACCATTCATTACGGAAGCGATAGGGCGTCAGCGCAATGTGAGCTTGGCGCTCGTCCTCTTTGAAGCCACGCCAAGCTGCAATCAGCGCTATCTTGAAAGGACTAGCCTGCTGGAGAGCGTGCACGCGGCTAAGGGCAGCAATCCTCGAATAGCCAACCTTGACATACCCGCCTTCGCCAGCCTGAGCGGCGTAGCAGCCCCCGCCATAGACCTCGCTAAGCGTGGGCTGGATTGGATGCTTCTGAATATAAAACGGCACCTACGCCTCCCCATCGGAGATAGCGGGGGCGTCCAGAAAATCGTTGGCCGTAACCGCGCCGCCAGTTTCGGCGGCAAGAACCGGCAAGACGCCCCAATCGGGCTTCGTCTCCCGCTTGCGCCAGCGCATCACGGTTGTGGACGCCACGCCGAGCCGAGAGGCGAGCGCCACATCAGTTAGCTGGTTTTCGGACATGTATTGATCGAGCTTCATGCCATTAATCTGCATCACATGCAGAAAGCTGTCAACGGGAAATGTGCATGCCATGCTGAGGACGGCGCGCTTCGCATCTGCGAGAATTAGATATGCCGCCTGTGAAAAAGACCCGTAGCGAAGAACGCCAGCGCACATTCCTGAAAGAGTGGCGCGAGCACCGCAATTTGACGCTTGAAGAGGCGTCCGAACGGATCGACGTTCACCACACGACCCTAGGCCGGGTCGAAAAGGGGCAGATACCCTATAACCAGGACTTCCTCGAAAGGGCGGCGCTGGCCTATGGCTGCGACGTTGAGGACTTCCTTTTGGTCAACCCGCACGCGCCGGCTTCGCATCCCAAGCTGGTCTATGACGCACTCAAGAATGCCTCCGTCGAAAAGCAGGCAGAGGCGCTGAGAATTATTCAGGCGCTATTAAAGGCCAGCTAATGAGCGATGAGGGCAGCACGAGCAGGTTCGCAGCTCGCTTGGGCCGCGCAATCTGGAAGACCGTCAAAATCCTCCTCGCTGTGGTCAGCGTTCTCATTGCCTTATGGATCGGCTATCTGTGGTGGTCAGGCTTGGACGAAGCGGAACGGGGGCGACTAGGGCTGATTGTCGGTGGATGTTTCTTTGCCTATGTCATTATGGACCGCATCGACAACATCACTCGCCAACTTGCTGAGCAGCGCCAATATCTGCGCGACATAAACCAGAGGCTCGACTTCATAGCCGACCTTCTCGTCTGGATGGATAACCGACGCGATAAATGACCGCCGCGCGCGAGAGAGCGTGACTTTGCCGCGCAAATCTTTGTGCGTCTGATGCAGATTTATTGTTGACAGCTTTCTGCATGTGATGCACACTCCTCTCCATCGAACAACCGATGGGGACCGAGATGCGCACCGTCAATACCGAATGGCTTCACCTTGAAATCGCAGACGACAGCGGCGGCGTTCTCTACACGCTGGAGGACTTGCAGTTCGCCGTGAACTGGCGCGGTGAGATCGAGGCCATCATCACGGAAACCCGTGAGCGCAAGGTCGGCATTACGAACGTCACCGAAAACAGCCTCTCGAAAGGCCCGATTTTCGACGCCCTCTGCGCCCTCGCCTATGACCGGTGGCCTGACGAGATCAGCGAAGCCGCTGCCGCCTGCTACCCCACTCGCCGCAGCGAAGGTTACTCAGAAAACCGCCTTTCACCTGCTGATGTTGGCGTGGGGAGGCCGTGATGGAACACGTCATTTACTGGACGGGGTTTGCGGTTGGGGCCGTCAGGCTCAGCACGATCGACGAGACCAGCAAATCTTACTGGCTAGCACGAGCGCACGGGCGCCTGTCCCTCGCCCTTTCTGAGGCCAATCGCCACGCCCCCGAGGCCCGCCCGCAGATCATGCGGATGATGAACTGGGTCTCCGCTGCCCGCGCCAAGATCAACAAGGAGACGGTGTGATGTTCGAGGTTGGACAGCGTGTCGTGTGCGTCGGTGGCAAGAGCCCGAGCGGGCCAAACTCGGTATCGACGGCAGAGGCGCGGGCAGCGGGGGCGCGCCTCCCGGATCGGGGCGCGATTTACACTATTCGCCAAATCGACGACTGGCCCGATAGAACTCTTATTTTGCTCGAAGAGGTCTGCAACCGTCATCTTATCGGAAGGCGGTTCGGCTATATCGAGCCGGGTTTTTGGTCTGGCGCATTCCGCCCCGTAATCGAGCGCAAGACCAGCATCGCGGTTTTCGAGGCCATGCTTCACCGCGCGCCGGCTGATGCCGTCAAGCATCTCCACGAACTTGCAGGAGCCCCGTAATGCGCTCCCCTCACCTTTCCACCGCGATCCGCACCGGCCTGATAGCCGCCCTGTTCCTCGCGAGTGCCGCCGTTCTTCTCCGACCAGACGACACAGGAAGGCGAGCCTGTGAGGCGATCCATTCCCCCGTCTACTGCAACCATATCCTGAGAGGGTGAGATGAACCGGCCTTTCTACAACAGCGCTCTTGCATCGCTTCAGGCCGCTCACGATGCGTGCATGAAGGCGCCAGATAGGGGGCCTGGCGGCATGTCGAGCGGGCCTTTCGCTGGCGTGAACGAGGCCCTCGGTATCGTCTGCCAATTGGAAGATGCCAACCTTATCGCGGCGGAAGTCATACGAGCGCAGCAGTTGGAGATCGCCACGCTGCGCAACGCCGCCCTGATCGTCGAAGCCGTCAACTCCTACGACGCCATGAAGGCGAGGATAGCGGAGCTGGAGGGGGCCGTTGTCGGCGTCTCAAGAGCTTGGGCATCCGACAGCGCAAGCGGCGATATGGATACGATCGAAGCCGCCGTAAGGCGCGCCGAGCACATTCTGCACGCGCCGCTCCGCCAAATTCTCGGTGAGGCCCTCGCCAAGGCCACCTCATGACCGGCCCTGTCTGCACTCTCTCCCCTGACTGGGCAGCCTACACGGCTGTTGGAGCGCTGGCGCTAGGGCTTCTCGGGCTGCGCCTGTGGTTCTGGTGGACAGGGAAGAAGCTGCCGAAGGGCGAGCCGGAAATCAAGATCACGAAACGCGAAGAAGGAGCCGGGTGGACGCCATGACCTACTCACACAAAGACATGATGGCATATGCCCGCACGAATGTCGCTCTCGGGGCGTTCACAAGCTCGGCAACGCCCGTCGAAGTCACCAAGGACATGGCGATTGTAGCGCTGGCAAACGGCCTGCACGACGCTCTCTCGCTCTCCGATGATGAATTGCGTGCCGAGTGCGGCGCCTTCCTCCCTGAGTTCCAAGCCCTTGCCCGTCGCCTTTCCAAGATCGGCGGTGACGCATGAGCTTTCTTTACGTCGATATCGAAACGCTCCCCACGCGCGACCCTGCCGTCATTGCCGAAATTGCGGATGGAATTACGCCGCCGAAAAGCATGTCCAAGCCCGAGACTATCGCGTCGTGGGAGGCGAATGACAAGCCCGCGCTGGTAGCTGAGGCCGTCGCAAAGACCTCGTTCAGCGGGCTTCATGGGCGCATCTGTTGCATTGGCTGGGCCTTCGATGATGAGCCCGCAAGCGCGATGATCGGCCACGAGGGCAGCACGCAAGAGGCCGCGCATCTGCTCAAGTTTGCGAACCATCTCGATACGATGCGCCCGCAAACCATCGTCGGCCACAACGTCGCGGAATTCGATATCCGCTTCATCCGCCAGCGCTGCCTCGTTCACGGCATCCGCCTTCCGACATGGTTTCCGAGCGATCCGAAGCCTTGGGACCGCAGTGTGTTCGATACGATGCACGCATGGGGTGGGCCTCGCAATCCCGTGTCTCTCGACAAGCTCTGCCGCGCGTTCGGCATTCCCGGCAAGCAAGGCTTTTCGGGTGCTGACGTAGCCGGCGCATGGGAGCGCGGGGAATACCAGCGGATCGCTGATTACTGCCGGGATGACGTTGAGCGCGTTCGCGCCGTCCACCGGAAATTCCAGATCGTCAACGGCGAAAGGGCTGCGTGATGAACCTCAATGACCTTCATAAGCCATTCCCGCCTGAGGCTATCTCGTGGCGCGTGGGCTCGACCACAAGAGACAAGCTGAAGGGCCTCGCGCTGGCCTATATCGACGCCCGCGACGTGATGCGCCGGCTTGACGAGGTGTGCGGAGCGACGGAGTGGCAAGACCGTTACGAGGTCCACGGACCCAAGACGATTTGCTATCTCAGCATCCGGGGCGGCGACGGCGATTGGATCACGAAAGCGGACGGCGCTGGCGATAGCGATGTTGAGGCCGAAAAGGGCTCCCTCTCGGACAGCTTTAAGCGGGCTGCCGTCAAGTGGGGCATTGGCCGCTACCTCTACGACCTCGAAAGTCCGTGGGTTGAACTGGATACCTACGAGAGCAACGGCAAGGTGGTCGTGAAGGGCATCAAGGCGCATGAGTTTCGCCGGCTTGAAGGCATCCTGCGTGGCCAGCCTGCGCCGTCTCAAGCTGCCCCCGCCCCTGCGAATGACACCCCCGGCTACAAGTTCAACAAGACCGCTCCCAAGGGTGTGCTCGTGGATCTATGGAATACCGCATGGAGCCGCGCCGAGGCGGGCTTGGATGCCTACGCCGGCTTCTGGAAAGCGGACACAACGGCTGCCGAGCGGAAGATGCTCCAGCCTTGGCATGAGGACTTCAAGGCCATTGCGACCGATGCCAAGCCGCTAGCTGACCTCCCCACTGACCAGCGCACCGAGAGGGCAGGCTGATGGGGCTCTACGATTACATCAAGTGTGAATACCCGCTGCCTGATGACGGGCCTCAAGATGCGCTGTTCCAGACGAAGGATACGGACGCAAATTACATGGAGGCATATCGCATCACGACTGATGGGCGGCTAGTCCACCAGACCGTCCGATACGAAACCGTCCCACCGGAGGTGCGCCCTTATCCTAACGCCGACGATTGGCGGGGCGTGGTCGGCTGCTTTCGAAGCGTCCCGACAGGCGACGTGACCATACACTATCACGGCGACATCTACTTTTACGAGAGTATCGGCGGCGAATGGTTTGAGTATGTCGCTCGCTTCACCGAGGGCAAGGTTTCGCGCATTTGGAGGGTGAAGAAGCCCAACCCGCCGTCTCTCGTCCCAGCGGGAGGGCCGGAAGAATGAGCACCTACCCCATTTACGCAACATGGGACGGCGAAGCTTTCCGCCCCCTTCCACGTCACCATAACGTCCTCGCGGCAACAATGGTGATCGGCCAAATCTATCGGCTGGATATCGACAATGACCGGAGCATGGCCAGCCATCGCCACGAGTTCGCCAGTCTGAAAGAGGCATGGCTGAACCTGCCGGAAACCATCGCGCTTGAGTATCCCTCCGCCGAGCATTTCCGCAAGCGGGCGCTTATCGCCACCGGCTGGTATCACCAGAAGGATATGGTCGGCGCTTCCAATGCAGAGGCTTTCCGGTGGGTGCGCGAGTTCAAGTCGCGCGATGACTATGCCGCCTATTCGGTATCCGGCCCCGTCATTATCGAGCGTATCGCGAAAAGCCAATCCGTCAAAGCGATGGGCAAGGGCGATTTCCAGAAGTCGAAGCAGGACATTTTGGACTGGGCTTGGTCCCTCTGCGGCATCAGCCCTGAGACGGCGCGGAAGAACCAGGGGAGGGCTGCGTGAGCGACATTCTTGAAGCCGCCCTATCGCTACGGGAGAGAGCCGGGAAGCTGCACCGGCATTCTGACGCTGCGCTCTATCGCGTGCTTGTTGGCTGCCTTGAGCTTTGCGAGCGCGGTCCAGAGGACCTAACGAGACTGCGCGAGGATTATAAAGCGCGCCCGTTTGAAGGCAAGAACCGTTCATACATTGAAGTTGGTAGTGACGAGTTCCAGACGGTTTGCCGCTACGTTTTCAACTCAGCCGAGAGCGGGGCCAATATCAACCGCTATGCCTGCGCCCTTCGACAGGCGGCGGCGCTACAAATCCGCAGCGGCGCTCTTTTCGAGCATCTAAGGAAGCGCGGTGGGGTCAACGCTCTCTACCTCGCGCGCCCGCTTGAGAAGAAGCAATTCACGACGAAGGCCCTGCGTCTCAATTCGCCCATTACGGTCGGAGCAGAAGAAAGCTTCACCATCACGTTACTGAGGCGGCTGGACAATTCTTATGACGTGCTTGCGGTGGGGAGGGCTACATGACGCGCGCTCACCCCCGCTTCATCGCCGTAGGCCGTATTGTCGAGGACACCCGCGACGACCGCGCCGATGTTTGCTCCGTGTCGTCCGTCTCGTTGGGGCAGGGCAGGCTTGGCCGCACCTATGCCGAGGAATGCGAGCTTGCCCGTCAGATCGCTGACGCGCTCAACCGCTGCTATCCGAACGCGAACAGCGGGCCGAAGAAATGACCCGCCGCGAGTTCCCCGCCCGCGTAAGAGCCGCAGTCATCAAGCGCTGCATGGACCCGCAGGGGGTGATCCGTTGCGAGCAATGCAGCGGCGTAGCGAAGCGGTTCCAGATCGACCACATCCGCCCCGATGGCCTCTTGGGCGAGCCCGTCATCGAGAATGCGCAGCTCCTTTGCGAGCAGTGCTTCATGGAGAAGAACGCCGAGGACGCGAGCACAATCGCCAAGGCCAAGCGCCGTGAAGCCTACCACACCGGGGCGAAGCTGAAATCCAAACGCCCCCTTCAATCCGCAGGGTTCCGCAAGGCCCCTCCCCAGAATCACGCAAGCACGCCGGTCAATAAGTGGATTGGCTACAGGAAGGACGGAATATGAGCGACGCTACCGAACAGCGCATCCAGCCCAAGATGCTAGGCGAGGTCGGCCACAGCCTCACAGATGACGACATTTCTCGGTTCTGGCGGCAGGTCGAGATCAGGGCTGACAACGAGTGCTGGCCGTGGCGAATTGCAAAAGACAGGCAGTACGGCCAATTTTGGCTGAGGGGCAAAAGAGTAAAATCGACGCAAGTATCTTGGTCATTATTCCACAATCAAGAATTCCCCGCTGGAAAGATGGCTTGCCATACATGCGACAACACGGCCTGCGTCAACCCTCGGCATATTTGGCCGGGAACGATGAGTGAAAACACCTTGGATTGCATCTCCAAGGGTAGGTTCGTAACCCCCAAGGGAATGCCGAAACAATATAAGGCCGCCTGTGTCAAGGGCCACAACTTCACTCTGGAAAACAAACAATGGACGAAGAACGGTCGGTATATTTGCCGAGAATGCAACCGCGCGCGCAAAAAACTTTGGTATATTAAATACGGACGCGACAGATACGCTCGAACGGCCCTAGAAACATCGAAGGAGCCCCAGTCATGACCCTCTCCCCTGAACGCATTGCAGAATGGCGGGCGCTTTGCGCGGAAGCCTATGAGTGGAGCAGGCAACCTGATTTTGCTGAAAAGCTCAGCATTTTAGATTTGGCAAACTGGGCCAATTGCCGATCGCCGACGATATTCATCTTGAAGCGCGCCTTCCCCGCCTGTCTCGACGAGATCGAGCGTATGGCCGGGGAGATCGAGAGATTGGCGAGCAAAAACGAGCAGCTACGACACGCCTTAGCCGCCCTTGTGCTGAACATTGATGCGGGCGGGGCGACGCTTGGCGCCATGAAAGATGCGCGCGAAGCCCTCACCCTGAAGGACCATCCCCATGACCGATAACCTCATAGAGCTTGCGCTTCGCTGCGAGAAGGCCACGGGGCCGGATCGGGAGTTGGATGCGCTGATTTACGCGGCGATCAACAACGCAAGCGTGAAGCCATACCCGCTGAGCAGCGACTTCGGCCCGCACGACCGCTGGCAGTTCTGGTCAAAGGACGGCGCGCATTTCCTCGGCAGCGAGCAGCGTTTCAGGATGAAACCCGTCACCGCCTCCCTCGACGCCATCGTTGCGCTGATCGGGGAGAAGCTGCCGGGCCGAACCATTGGCATGCTGGACTGCTGGCAAGACGGCAAGCCAGCGGGCCTCATAGGGGGCGAAGGAAAGTCGCTGGATTTGCTGCTTGCGACGATAGCGACAGGCAACACGCGCACCCTCGCCCTCTGCGCCGCCTTCCTCCGCGCCCTCGCCAGCAAAGGAGACCGTGATGCGTGAGCCTGCAAAATGGGAATGCCAATCTTGCGGCGTTCCGATTGGATATCTAGGCCGGCTGCTTCGCTGGATTTTCGGTGGGGTTTATTGCGCGACGATGGACTGCCGAGACAAAGGAGACCGTGATGAGTGATATCCTTGGCGAACTGATCGAAGAATACGGGCGATTGTCCTGTCGGTCCATCGATCACGGCTGCGTTGACAGTGGCATCGCAGCGAACGTTGCGGATCGCGCCGCCGACGAAATCACCGCCCTCCGGTCCCGCATCACCTCTCTTGAGGCAGAGAGAGACGCAGCACGAGACGAGGGCGTGAAGGCGGAAAGGGAGCGGTGCGCGCTGGTCGCAGAGACCGAGGTAGCGCGGCTTGTGGCTTTCGAGGAATCGCTCGGGTTCAAACCCGAGACCGCCTCGCTCGCGCTGCACGCATACCAGTGCGAGAAGATCGCCGCCAAGATCAGGAGCGGGGAATGAGCGAGCCTGTCCGCCTTCGCAAATCCTACGAGGTCAAATGCCGGTCTTTGGGCTCTCCGGTTGCCGTCTTTGCCCCAACAGCGTCAAAGGCGCGCGCTCAGGTCATTGAGAATGTGAGAGACGCATGGGGCTGCACCTTCCGCGAGGCCTTGGCCGAGGTGGGCCGCGTAGCGCGTGCGCCATGGAGCGATGCAATATTGCCCTCTCGCCACCCACTAGCATCGCAGATCAGCGCCGAACTTTTACATTGCGTTGTACACGCCTATGGCGGCACCGGTTTTCGTGCTGGATACCGAGATCACTTTTACACGAGTGCAGACGACCTGGTGTTGCTTGGCGGGCTCTATAACTGCCTGTTCCGCGTCCTTCGCCGGGATAAGGGGCGCTCGGGCCAGCCCGATATGGTCATGTACGAATTAACCGACCTTGGCCGCAACGTCGCAAGGGGCGAGCAGAAGACCTACCCCCACGCAGGGCGCACCTAACCATGCCCCGCACCGCTGCCCGCTTCAAGCAAGCTGACGTGTCCCGGATATTCCGGGCCGCGAAGCAGGAGCGCGTGCCGGTGGCGGTCGATATTCTCCCCGATGGAACGATCCGCGTCCATGTGAATAGCGGGCATAGCGTGCAAGGCGAAGTGACCGAGCCGAATAAGGCTTCCGAGACCGAGCGGGAGTTGAACCTATGACAGATATGGGGACGCTGAAACTGCCATATCTCGCTGTCGAGCCGAAGCGGCGCGGCGTGCTTTTCTATTACGTTCGTCGCAAGGGCAAGCGCATCCGCCTTCCGACGCCCGACGACCCGACATTCATGGACTGCTATCGTGCCGCCGTCGAAGGGCTCGCCAAGCCGCAGCGGAGGCCCGTGAGGGCCAAGGTCGGCACTGTGGATTGGCTGGTGCTGCTCTACCTCGAAAGCCAGTCGTTCGCCCGCCTTGCCGATGCGACACGCGGCGCGCGGCGGCGCATCCTTGACGGCATTCGCGAGAGGGCCGGGACGGAGTTGATTTCTCGCGTCACGCAGCGGGAAGTTGTCCGCGCCCGAGACAAGCGCACCGCGCCGGAAGCCGCGAACAGCTTCCTGAAAACCATGTCGTCGCTGTTCTCATGGGCGGTCGAGCACGGGCATGCCAGCGTCAACCCGGTTCTCGGGGTAGCGCGCATCCGCTCGGGATCGCCCGGGCATCACACTTGGACCGAGGAGGAGATCGCCCGGTTCCGCGCGAAGCACGCCCTCGGCACGAACGCCCGGACGCTCATGGAAATCATGCTCGGCACCGGCCTCCGCATTTCAGACGCGGCGATCCTCGGCAGGCAGCACGTCAAGGCGGGCATCGTCACGATCCGCACGAAGAAAACCGGCGTGACGGTTGCCGTTCCCTTGCTCCCCGAGTTGAGCCTTGCGCTTGATGCCGTTCCAGCCGGGCAACTGCTGTTCGTTCAGACGCAGGCCGGGCAGGCGTTCTCGATCAAGTCGGCTGGGCAATGGTTCCGTGCCCGGTGCGATGAAGCGTCGGTGCCGGGATCTGCGCATGGGTTGCGCAAGGCAGCGGCAACCCGCCTCGCGAACCACGGCGCGAGCGAACACCAGCTCATGGCGGTGTTCGGCTGGAAAGACCCGAAGGAAGCCGCGATCTACACGCGGGAAGCGAATCGGACCCGTCTCGCGGCAAGCGCGATTGCGCTGCTGAACGGACAGGTCAAGAACAAGCGTGCCTCACGCCCGAGACCTGCGACTGCCTCACGCCGAAAAACAGGAGACAAATCAAATGCCTAAAAATTTGCTGGAGGCCTCGGAGGGGCCGCGCGTTCTGGCCTTCTCCAGTGGCCTGCGCTGCCTCACGCCTGAAATCACCCCCTTTGATCGGAAAGGGCTTTCTCAGAGCGTGCCTCACGCTTCAAATGCAGGGGTTTCCGGTCGCGGATCGTTTACCGACGATCTTCCCGATGCGGTAACCACCGCTCGCGATGCCGCCCGCTTCTTCGGCCCCGACGACACGCTCCACCCGTCTGTTATCGGGGCGCGGCATCCGTATGAGGTGCGGTCGTGAAGGTGCTGATCTGTGGAGGCAGAGACCTCAACCAAGCCGATGCGTGGAACATGCTGGAGCGTGACCTCAAGGATGCGGTAGCCGAAATTATTGGAGCGCGCTCATTCAGCATCGACACCGTGATCCATGGCGGATGCCGGGGCGCCGATGAAGCCGCTGCTGGCTGGGGCGCGAGCGAGGGCGCGAAGGTCATCGCCTGTCCCGCCGATTGGAAGAAGCACGGCAAGGCCGCTGGCCCTATCCGCAATCGCAAGATGCTGCTCGACCACAAGCCTGACGTGGTGGTTGCACTCCCCGGCGGACGCGGGACGGCGGACATGATCAATGCGGCTGAGGAGTGCGGCGTGCGCGTCGTCAGGCTCGGGCGGCATCCTTGGGCGGGAGGCGCGTGATGCCGTGGATTTACCCGTTTGGCGACCCATACCCGTTCAACAGGCCAGACCGCGAGCCCGAGCCTACATGGAAGTCCGGCCCCGTCCTGCTCCCGCCCGCGCCTGCCGGCTGCATCTGTCCTCCGACAAGCGAGCAGACGTGCATGAACCCGCTATGCCCGCGCAAGGCCCCTTCCACAGATAAGGACACCCCTCATGCCTGACTGGCACCAAGACGATATAGAAGCAGCGGCGCGGTTCCTCGGCTGCCGAACGCCTGAGAGCATTGCCCGCGTCGCTGGGGCCCTCAAGGTCGCGTCCGATGCGCGGCGCGAGCGGCTGACAGTCAAGGTTGGCGGCTACTCATTCGTCGACTGCACCGTCCGTTATGACGGGCGCTTTAGCGGGCTCGCAATCCCCTCTACAGGGGCGGAACCGGAGGGGAAGAACGATGACGAAGGCCGGTGAGAAATTGATCGCCGCGGCGAAGGAAATTCTGGCTGGTGACTTTGTTATCGGCAATGAGCAGTCCGAAATCGTTGAAGAACCGCCGCTGCGCTGGAATGACGAAACCGGCAGGCTGGAGTGCAGCGTGCAAGTCTATGTTCGCGGCAGGCCAGTTGGCCGAAAGTGGGTCGTAGTTCCTAACTACCGCCCCAACCCAAAGGACAAGAGCGATGACAGTTGAGGACCGCGCCATGAAGAAGCCTGAGCACATCGCATCGTTCAAAATTGGCGATTGTGTCCCGGAGTGGTTATTGGAGTTCTCTCCCTCCGCGCCTAGCGCTGTTTTTGGAGAAGCGAAATTCACCGTCGATTGTCACGTCATGCTGGTATCGGCGGGATACTTCATTTTGCCGGATAGCCACAGGTTAAATAACCTGATCAAAATTACAAACTCGAACCATATCACCATCAGATGCGTCGATGTTCCAGTGTCTATCCCATGCAGGGTGATGACGCTCGGCACCGGCGGCGGCGAGACAATTGATCTTGGGGACGCGCCATGAAGGATGATCTTATCGAGAAGGCGAAGCGAGCGGCGGAAGCGCTGGAGAACCTTCGCTCGCGCTGCGAGACAAGCGACTGGTGCGTCTCGGCCAACTTCGAGGTAAAGACCCCGTGGTGCGCCATGCTCACAGTCCGCGACAATCGCGGAGCGCCCCCTGTCGCAAAGGACATGCTCCCGCATGATGCCACGTTCTGCGCTGGAGCTTTCCATCACGTGTCAGCGCTGGTCGAATTCGTCGAGATCTGCTCTGCGATACCAGGCCTTGAAGGCGTGATAGCGGGGACGCATGCCGTGGTGCCTGTCGAGCCGACCGAAGCGATGCTGGAGGCGGCAATTTACGCGGATAGACCCGAGCGCCCGACTGTGGGCGAAGTGCTCTCCGCAGAATACCGCGCCATGATAGACGCCAGCAAGGCGAAGGATGCAGACCATGGTTGATATCTCACGCCGCCTGTTTCTAAGTGGCGCGCTTAGCGTTGCTGCGGTCGCCGTTGTCGGCCCTGCGATGGCCGCGATCCACGATTACCCCGTGCTCTACGGAGACGGCAAGCGCGACGATACCGCGGCGCTTCAAGCGCTGTTCGACGGCCTGCCCGTTATTGCGGACGGCGTGGTCATAGATCCGATGGCCGGTGATGTAGACTTGCTCGGCACTTATCGAACGACAAGACCTCTGCTCATCGGGGACCGTCGTATCGGCCGGTCGCGGGCCGGGGTTGTGAAAGGAGGTTTGATCCACTCAGATCATGGTGGCGCCTGCTTGTTTCAGCATTTCCCACAGCGTCCTGACGAAGAAATCGAGCCTGCGAGGGTTGAGGATGCCGATCGCGAATGGAAGACCGGAGGGTCTGACCCACTGCGCCATCTCCCCAAAACACTTGCCGACGAAAACGGTGCGGGGTTCGGCTTCGTCTGCATCTGGCGTCCGAAGCGGAGTGATGGCAATCACGAGGCTTCATCGGTTGGCGAGTTTCTGTCGCGACCTGAGAACCAATCCGGGACATGGCTGATCGACGGCGGTTGGGGTGGACCACCGGGGCCGATCCATGTCCGCTGGAATGACGCTGAAGCGGCATGGGAAAACGGCGGGTTCAACGGAAAAGGCTTCGCCCCTTGACCCCTCCTGACCACCGCCCGATCATAAGGGCATGACCTCACCCGGCCCCGCGACTGTAGGCACCACGCTGGACGATGACCGCCGCTACGTCATGGTGTCCTGCACGGAATGCCATCACGAAGCGCGGATCAACATCGACGACATGCCGCGAGAGACGGCTATTCCCGACATCGCCCGGAAGATGATCTGCTCGCAATGCGGGTCGAAGCGGTGCCAGTCCCGTCCCTGCTCGACCGAGTATTACGAGAAGCTGAGGGAGAAAACCGGGCTATCGCTCGGGGTTGGGAAGGCCGATCACCCCTAGCCCTTCATCATCCAGAACGCCCCGGCGTGACGGGAAACACCGCTCAGCGCCGGGCTGGCGAACAGGTCGCTAGCGATACGATCCACTTGCGTGCGCGAGACATGAATGC